GACTGCAGGGCGTTGACCGCCGCCTGCTGATAGGGACGAAGCTCAATGCTCACGATTAAAAGGCTCCTTGAGTCCACTCTTTACCCGATTCTTCCTTGTCGTAGAATCGGTCGACGTTCGGGTAAGTCTTTCCGTTATATTCCCGAAGCTTAATCTTAAAGCGACCGGTAGCTCCGAGGACTTCGTTCCAGCGGATCGTAAACTTATCATCACCTTTTTTCATATGTCCGATGGCACGGGCAAATCCGGTGAGCTGCCATTGTGACTTACTGTGCAGGAAGAGGTTTTGCTTAATTCGACCTTTCTGGCCGTTCACGTTTACTTCGTAGGTAATTTTAGCTTCATTGCAAGCGGGCATTTTTTCGCTTCCTTCAAAGTAACCACGTTCGAAGTTTGTAATCTTAAAGTCATAATCTCCTGCGGGTATGTCGACAAACTCGTTTTCCACTGCTTCAATTTCTTCATCCCAACTAAATGCTCTTTCTTCTGCCATGATTGTTATCCTCCTTATTATTAAAACGGTACATTTTCGTCTCGGTTTGCTTCTACTGCCTGAGCTACAGTATCGAATGCGGCAATTAAGCAACCGTCTATAAATTCTTTCGGGTAGTCCTTAATTCTCATATCAGCCGGGAAGTACCCTTTACTGCCTACAACGGCTTGTATTTCAGCTTCCGTAATATTTCGTGCTTCCATAAGCTTCTTTAAGTCCTTCGGGATCCCGTCATCTTCCTTAACCTTCTTTTTAGGTTCGGCTTTTACAACAGGTTCTTCTTTAGGGCTTTCCTCTTTCGGAGTGTTTTTCATTTCCTCTACAGGCTTTTCTTCGACTTGCGATTTTTGGATATTTTGGGGTATACAATTTTCGATTTGAGCAAATTCGAAGGGCAAGCACTCCTTTAAGCCGTGTCGGTTTTTTGCGTCCCAATTCGGATGATGACTCGTGTACATCACCCGTTGCCCGCCTGAAACACGGACCTTTTTACTGTTACTGTCCTTGCTATCGACTTTCAAAACTTCCTCTTTGTAGTTGGCAAAAAGTAGCATATCCGCCCACTCTTTGACCATATCGGAGATTTTCTGACTGGCTGCCTTATTAAGCTTTAACTCGTACCGATCGTACGGAGGTTGGTCAGGTCGTTCAAACTTACGAACCATAGCGTGTGCCGTGAGAACCACGTTCATACCGCTTTCGATTAAATCCTGGAGCTTATTAAGCAGCCGTCCGAATTCTTCCTTCTCATATACATACCCTTTGCCGTATCCGATATCTTCAATGCCGCTTACCTGATACTTAGAACAAATATGCTGTACGCAAAGCTGTTCTGCCCAGTCGATTGTGTCGATGACTAAGGTTGTAAATCCCTGGTGGTCTTTCGTAAGCTCTTGGACATATTCCATAAGTACCGCCCAGGACGTCGGACGCTCTAATCTCGCCACATCCATATGGGCTGTACTTGCCTCTGTATCGATGAATAAGGGCTTAGGGAAGTGAGCGGCAAATGTACTCTTGCCGATTCCTTCAGGACCATATACAACGACTTTCTGATACCGTTCTTGCTTTCCTGTTATTATCTTCATAGCTACCTCCTTTAGAATTTACCGGCTTCCCATTTCTTGTTTTCTACCGGCTGCGGGGCTGACTCCTTAACGTAACCGTCTTCGATAATGATGCTGCAACTGTCATCTGTTCCGACTCTTGTAGCAATAACCTGGAGGCCTTCGTTGGTGAGCCATTCGGAGAACTCTTTAAGTGTTTCCTGATCCATTTGTTCAAGCTTGTCCATAAGGACGAAGCCACATTCAGGATTAAGCTTGCGAATAATCGCCGTAGCTACCATAAGCTGTTCAGCTCCCGACATGCCGTCCCATTGCTGACCTTTATAGATTAATTCGCCGTCCTTTACACCAAGCTCCGGCAAAGGCAAATCTGCCTTATTGAGTAGTTCATTTTTGGCTTCTTTAACGGCCTCAATTTCTGCTGTCAGCCCGTTGTATTCAGCCGATAACTCTTCGGCTTCGGCCTGGGCTTTTTCCTTTTCCTGGTTAGCACGGACCTTACGATTGATATCATCGACCTGAGCGATATGGGTCTCCAGTTCTTCGGTACTTTCATCGACAAGCTCGGCTACTGTCTTTTGAGCTGTTTCCATATCGGCTAACAGCGACTCTTGTTTAGCCTGGGCTTCTTCAAGAGACTCTTTAAGCTGAGCAATCTGGGCGATAAGCGTTTCGTGTTCTTCCGTCATCTTAGTTAGCTGTTCACGCTTACGTTGATTCTCGCCGTTCTGAGCTAATATTTCTTGCTGTTGCTTAATTAAGTCCGAGGCACTGACCGGCTCTGTAGGAGCGTCGGGATAATACTCAAGCTCATCGGCGTAGGACTTCTTCTGCTTAGCGATACGCCCGATTTCAAGGCGTCGGTTATATCGCTGTGCTTCTTTGGCGTCTAATTCCGCCAATTCGTCACCAATCCCGATAATCTGCAGTAACGTATTGGCCTTGTCTTTCGAGTTCATACCCATGAACTTCGGTAAGTCTAGTGCCAGTTTCTCGATGAAGCTATCCAAGAGCTTCTGTCCGGCTTTCTCACCGGTCGGATCAATAACCTTGAGGCTACTCTTGGCACCTTTACGTTCAACGACAAGTCCGTTAGACAGCTCGATATGAATCTCAGGCGGAATCGTACTACTATCCCTTGCCGCATTGGACGGCTTGAATTTGTCTCCACCTAAGGCCCATGCGATAGCATCTAATACGGACGTTTTGCCTTGGCCGTTACGGCCGCCGATGACGGTAAGGCCATTTTGGGCTAATTCCATTTGTACTGCTTTGACTCTCTTTACATTTTCGATGGCTAAGCTGTTAATTTTAACTGTCATGTGATATACTCCTTTTAATTGAAAATTTTATTTTTAGTTGTTTTGGCCGTCTTCTGTTGCCGCAGAGGGCGGCCATTTCCTATGCACTCATCGGGAATGCAGTAATCCCGATTCGGGCAACTCTCGCAATTCATGAATACCTCCTTTAAAGAAGTGCTAAAAGCACAATTAAGAAGTAAATAGCCGTTAACGTAAGTGCCGCTTTTAACCCTTCTTTAACGTAATAGCCGATACTATGACGTCGAACTATACGGACCGGAGTGTTTTGGATTTCATAGTATCGTTGGTTAATCCACTCAGGCGGACTCTGTAATGTAGCAGCCTTCATCATTACATCCCTCTCTTTCTAATGATTAACTCGAAGTGAAACGACATAAGAACGTTACCGGCACGCCGAATGTAATTTTTCCATGTATCCCCGAACGTTACGATAAGCACCGCTGTTTCTCGCTCTGACAGGCGTTTACCGTCGATAATACTGTGGCACGCCGCCAGTGTGGAATCGACGATTTCTTGAGGCCTGAAATGCCGGGCTACTTGGACACCTTCCACGTCGGCAGTTGTGTAAATAACCGTCATCATGTGATTTATCATTTGGTCTGTATTCATTGTTATGCTCCTTTCCGTATCTCAATCCACACGCACGCCAGTACAACGGCAGTCACGATTACACACGTTGCGATTTCAAGTTCAATCATCGGTATCGTTCCCCCTGTCTCATTTCGGCTTGCTTCCGCAGCCAGTCATTAAAGGCTTCCGTATGGATAAGACGCTTTCCGCCTCGCTGTCCGATTTTAAAGCTCGGAAAATCAATGCTGTTCGCCCATTGGCGAATCTGTTCATCGCTTACAGAAGCCGCCTCGGCAGCCTCTTCAACCGTCATACATAATTTCATCTACTTCCCTCCTTGTTTGCGGTTGTTGTTTTTTTGTTGATTATTAATCAACAATTTGAGCAAAAAAAATTGCATTCCTATCCTCGGGAGAAAGATTTAATGCCTTACTAAGACAAATAATTTCCGAACACCGGAAATCATTCTTTCCATTCAGCTTATTGTACAATCCTTGAGGAGTTAAGCCGCAGACTTCTGCTAATGCGTAAATCTTAATCCCAGATTTGTTGATTCGATTCTTTAAAAGCTCGTAATTGATCATCTTTGCACCTCCTCTCAATGTTGATTTAAAATCTACAATCACATGATAGCATTCATGATTCCATCTTGTCAACAAAATTTTCCTATTTCGTAAAATTTTGTTGATTATTTTGAAACGGTCTGCTATAATTCCCCCAAAAGGAGATATTCATATGGAAACTATTTATGAACGCATTCGGCGATTAAGACAAGAAAACAATATGTCTCAAGACGAATTGGCAAAGAAAACCGGATATACTTCTCGCAGTACGATTAATAAAATTGAAGCTGGAAAGATTGATATATCACGGGCAAAAATCAAGGTTTTTGCCGACGCTCTTGGAGTTACCCCTGCATACTTAATGGGATGGGAAGACGAATCAGAGCAAGGCTACTACACCGACCCAGAAGTAGCCGAATACGCCGAAGAGCTGAGGACGAATCCTAAGTACCGGCTGCTGTTCGACGCTAGCAAGGATCTAAGTAAGGAAGATATAGACTTCGTGGTCGATATGATAGAACGATTAAAAGCCCGTGAAGGGAAGGAATAAAAGCTTGAACGTTACGTTGTTATACGCCGAATTAAAACCGTCTCAGACGGCTGTAGTCCGTGAGAATGAAGACGGCTCTTATACTATATTAATCAACAAAAATAAATGCCCTGAACGGCAAATTCAGGGCGTATTACACGAACTGGCACATATTAAGAACGATGATTTCAGTAACGACTTACACGCCGACATGGTAGAGTCATTGCTGCACAACGCAAACCCCTGTCCTCGTGTAGCTGAGGACGTCGAGTTTTATTGCCGGGTTGTGTAAATTAATCAGAAAGGAAGAGATTCAATTGATTAAACAGAGTTTTTTAACCGCAATTATGTTCCTTGGAATTTCTGCCGGCGTATCTGCCGCCGATTTCCAAAATATCACGCCCGAAACGTATCCTGTATATTGGCAACAAGGCGAACAATTCAAGTCAAACGGCAATCAAGAAAAGCCGGACTTGTTCGGGCGGCAGTGGCGAAAAGCTACAACGAATTGCATTTCTATTGTCACGCCTCGTATGATGGTTAGTTATTTAGCCTTTTCCCATCAAAAACGATTACTTGAGCTTCCCGCAGACCTTGAGCAGATTTTTGAAAAATACAATAATTTAATATATGTAACAACATGGACACCGTTCATGCGCGACGGAGGTCTCTTCGGGTCCGGCGTAGCAATCGCACCGCAAATACAAACGCAACGGCTTGTGATTGATAAAGACGGCGTATTAATTCGCCCAACAGAAATGCCCCTAGAATTATATGAATTAATGCCGCACAGCTTCGGATTGAAGTATTATGCGTTTCCTCGTGAAGTAATATTGAATACCCCTTATACCATCCGATACATAACCGGTTACGGCGATATACTGGATATGGAAGTCACTGCGGAAAAGGTCGATAGCCTGATTGACGACGAACTGCACTTCTACAACGCGCAATAACCCGAAACCTTCAGTTGTTGCGAATTATGTAACAACTGTCGCTGACGGAAAAATAAAAAAGGATGGTGAATAAATGTCAAGCGATAAATTCCTAACAGCTAAAGAACAAGTAAAGCACAGTGAAGGCAAAGGGGTTCAGTTTAACGACTTCAGCAAGACAAAAGCAATACGATATTTAGAGGAAAATAATAACTATTTTAAACTTAGAGCTTTTAGAAAAAATTACATAAAAGGAGAAGATGGGAAATACCTACATCTTGATTTTGCGGATCTAGTCGATTTAGCCATTATTGACAACCGATTACGTGCAATTCTTTTGGAGATGGCTATTAGTATTGAACACTTCTCAAAGGTTCACTTGTTAAAGGTGCTGCAAAAAAGTGAATCAAACGGTACTCAAGTTGTTACAGATTACGTTAATCAGCTAACGCCGAGCTTCCGGGAAACATTAGAAAGCGAGCTAGATAAAAATAAAAACAGCTTATATTGCGGCAATCTTTATAAAAAGTATCTTGGCAATAAAATATACTGCCCTGTTTGGGTGTTCGTCGAAATGGTATCTTTCGGGCAATACTTACACTTTTACGAATTTTGCGCCAAGCGGAATCAAAGTCAAAATAAAGAGTTGTTGAGACGACTCTATTTGATGCGTGTGGTAAAAGATTTACGTAATGCTTGTGCCCATAATAATTGTATAATAAATGATTTGCGTGCACAGACGAACCGGGATCCAAATGAGGAAATACAAAAAGTATTCGCCAGCCTCGGGTTTTCGAAAGGAGTTCGTTCTAAGCATTTAAAGCGAGTCGCAATGTACCAAATAATCACAACTCTATACGCACATAAGGAAATAGTTATAAGTCCTGGGGTGCATAAGAATATTGCTTTAAAACTCCGCGATTTAAACGATAGATTTTATCGAGATAGGGATTATTCTAAAAACGGTATTATTACAAGTTCTTTTAACATATTATCGAAGACATTTGACAAATGGTTTAATATAAGTTAAGATACTGCTACAGAGCAAAAAGAGTTCGACTCTTTTTACAGGAGCGGTATCGAAAGGTATCGCTCCTATTTTTATGCCTAGGAGTTGCCTAATCGGTGGCTCTTTTTTTGTTACAAATACTAGATGATTAGCTGTTTAACAACAAAAAATGCCCGCACTCTGCTACCAACAGAATACGGGCGTGCCGGGTACTACCAATACCACGGCGATATAATCCACCTTCTCACAGGCTGATTACGCTATCAGTATATCATAATCAGCCCCTTTTCAGAAAGGAGCTGTATTTTTTTTATGATTTCTAAGAAAAAAGAAATATATTATGTCGTTATCACTCAAAAGGACCCTTTGACGAATGCCTGGAAAAAGAAATGGATACGATCCGGCACGAGTAAGCGTGAAGCCGAAAAGCTTGAACGGAAACTTATGAGTGAGAAGGACGAAGGAGCAATTATTTTAACGGGAAGAGGAATTCCTACACTACTTGATTTTCTCACCAGGTGGCTCGACACGTGCATTAAACCGCCTGCTCGTAAGGTTGCCACTTATACTAATTACAGGGCCATCTGCAAGCGAATTATAGCTGATTTAGGAGGACATAAGCTCGATAAGATTACACCTCTTATGATTGCTACTTATTACAAAGAATTAAGTAGCCGAGGGCTTTCCAACACTACGGTCCGATTAACTCATCGCATCCTGAAGGCTGCGTTAGACCAGGCTGTGAAATGGCAGCTCTTAAATCGCAATCCGCTAATAGATGTAGATCCTCCGGCACCGATAAAACCGAAAAACGAAGCCCTTACTACTACTGACGCATTGGCCTTAATTGAATACGCCACTAAACTGTCAAAACAATCAGGATACACTCGAAATAAAGTAAGCTGTATTCTTTTGCTCGGTATCTTCTGTGGATTGCGTCGTGGAGAGATTGCCGGCCTTCGGTGGCAAGACGTCGACTTTAACGAGTCTACCCTACACATTCGCCATAGCCTTTTGCGAATTCCCATTAATGATTTAGCCAGGCTTGACTCTCCCT